GGATGGTCTGCTTTAACGCCACATCCACAGCGTGAAGGGTCTTCACATACTCCAGATTAGCCGCACCTAACGGATTTGCTTGCGCTGCCAAAGCCCTCATTTGGGTAGCGAGCGCAACCTGCTCCTGGCTCCCAGCCGCCGGCCCGGAACCAGCCGTAGCGACTCCCCCTGCCGCCCTACGATTGGTCAGCGCTTTATCTCGCAACCGATCCATCTCTTGTATTTCCATCGTGATAGCCGCCACAGCTATCTGCGATGCTGCCTTCTGGGCATTAGCCGCTTGGATCGAAGCTTGCGCCCTAGCTATCGCGGCATCTCTTACCTTATTTGCTAACTCCGCTTCAGCCCGCGCTGTCTCCTGACTTTGCTCCCGTAGATATTGTTCAAGCCTTATCGCCTGCTGGGTGCTGATGACCTTTTGATCAAGCGCCGCCTTTACCTGGGTCAACCCGTTCAACAGCCGCATCTGAGCGGCGGCAGCTGGGTCAGCCGCTAACGACAGCTCCTTCATCGCAACAGCGAGATCGTGCGTACTCTGGGCTGTCGGCTTAATTGCCGATGCCGCCCGTTCCGCCATCGCGCTGATACCGGCATAGGAAATCTTGCCGATCGTTTCTAATTGCTTAATCTCAGCAACAACGCCTTTGGTGGAGGTCGCCAGCTTCTCATGCTCTGCCCGCAACGCGGCAGTCATTCTGGTTGCGGACTCAGCCGAAATCATCTCCGCGCGCAAGGCACGCTCAACATCCGATATCGACTGCCGTAACTTTAGATTGGATGCAAACGCATCATCGGTTGCAGCGGCTAGCTGGCGAACACGATTAGCGACCCCACGCAACGCGGGATCGGTTGTAGCTGCCGACTGAGCAAAGTTCTTAGCTTCGTTCGCAATCTCATTGAACGATCGTTTACCGATCGAGGCAAAAGACGCGAGATCGGCTTTTGCCTGATCAAGCCCAGTAACTTTGATCGCTACATTTAACGGATTTGCCATCGCCTCCCGCTGAAAACACTAACGCCACCAGTTACCCCAACGGCGGCGCTAACTTTGCCTCAACATTGGTCAGGATAGAAAAAGCATCCATCAGCCACGCGCTCTGATCTAATAAACCACCCCCCTCCGGAAGATGACCAATGACGGGGAACACACCCGCCGCCATACCCACGATGCGCCCTGGTGGGGGCATCGCCAAACGCCAAAGCCGCAGTATATCAAAATAGACTGTCGGCAGATCTAGGCGTGGATTTCTTTCGTACCGTTCGCCGAAGATCTCCCACGCCGAGCCATCGGCGGCTCTGGGTCCACCGTCAAAATCTCTGGGTCTGGCGGCAATGGTTCCGGCGATTCTAAGTTTTTTGTTTCGGCCTCGGTTGGAGAGGTCAACTCAACCGTCCGTGCCCCGATCATAAACAAAGTGCCCTGCCCATACTTCTTCTCGATGGCATCCTGGCTTTGCTCTGTCAATCGACCGCTGCGCTTCTCGATCTTGGGCGCATCGGTGTCTTCGATGTTGATCAAAAACATCTCGGCCCGCACCAGCATCGCCAATGCCAGAAACCGTCCACGCTCCCCCTCGACCTGACTGAGCGCCCGACAGTACGGACGCAACGCCTTGGCGATCTGATCGATCTTACCACTCAACTCATCACCGATCGTATTACCCTCCTCAAGCACCCCCTCATACTCCTCAATGATGGCGAGCAGATCAGGTTGCTCCTCATCAACGACATTGTCCCGCACCCCCTCGCGGAGCGCGGCGGTATACTCCGAGCTGTTCGGATACCGCGCTCCCTCGATCGCCAAACATGCATCCAGCGCAATCTTATCGCGCAGAGTAGGCAGCTTAATCAGAAACACTGGAGGGGGGTCGCGTTCCTGCATACTTGTCGGCGTAAACCGAACAAGGTCTTTGGTCGATATCGAAGGCATTTACTACACCTCTAGAAGATAGTGATACTGTAACCCGCATCCTGCCCCGTGGCATGGAACGGCACATCGGTAGTGACATAGCCATTGGTATCAGTTGGCGACTGATTGAGGTACAAAGCGGACGGTATGGTGATACCGATCCGGTTCCCCACTACGATACCCAGCCGCGCATGCAGCGGACGTTTCACACTGGTCCGGAAGTCGAGCATGCTGTCCCTGGTAGCCACCAGGGTTTCCTTCGGGTTCATACTGCCGCGTATTTGCCTTGCGGTGATGATCGCCGGATCGAAACTCTCAATCGAATTCGGATTGTCTGGCATCACCAGATTATTGCCAGGATCGACCGACATGGTCTGCCCAGCTGATGCCACACTGTTAATGGTGAACGCTCCGTTCTTCCAGATCGGAGGACGGGTGTTGTCATACGTCACCGTAGGCAATGCAGCATCGGTCTTACTGGCAAACATCCCCATAAACCGGAAGCTGATCCTGGCAGGACCACCCGACGTAAGAGTGAGAGGGCAGGTGCCGCGACAGCCAACAAACTTGTACAACACCCCATCGTTGTAGACATAGATCGTCGCCGACTGCACACTCGATGACGCTGGTGTATAACGGACATGGGGAGGGATCTGATAGAATGTTCCCGTTGTCAGATTGGCCCCAGCAGTATCGGTGATCTTCGCCAGCTTGGCCGCGCTATAGTCATAGATAAAGCTGGTCAGCGTATTACCGCTGGTGAAGTTGATCGGCATGCCGCGATACAGATTAGCGGTTGCCGCTGCGCCGGCCCCAAGAGTGGCTTGCACCGCAGACGCTCCCGCAGCTACCGTTTCAGCGGCAACCGGGATAGCGGTGCCTTGCTGGGCTTCGGCAAATCCGCATGCCTGCAAGATCTTACTCCACTCCGGAGGAGTAGTACCCGGTGCCGCACAACCCTTCAGATAACAATCAAACTCGATACTAACAGAGGTGCCGCCGACGATCGGATCGAATGAATCCAGAGACGGAGTAACTTCGGTAGTATCAATAACATTCGGGTTGAATGTTATCCGGAGCGGCTGCTCAACCAGAACACCATCGGTGGCTGGCACCGGCAGTGCATCAATACCTTCATTTGCTAGACCTTCAAGCTTAAACAGCACCGCTGCACGGCGCGTCAACAGTGTCGGCATCTATCCGCTCCTCAGAAAATGGTGATAGCATATCCCGCATCCTGCCCAGTGGCATGGAACGGGACATCGACCGTGACGTAGCCATTGGTATCAGTCGGAGACTGATTGAGGTACAGAGCAGACGGTACGGTAATACCAATCCGGTTGCCGGCCACAATACCCAGACGCGCATGCAGAGGGCGTTTCACACTGGTCCGGAAGTCGAGCATGCTGTCCCTGGTAGCCACCAAGGTTTCCTTCGGGTTGATGCTGCCACGGATCTGCCTCGCGGTGATAATCGCCGGATCGAAACTCTCAATCGCATTGGGGTTATCTGGCATCACCAGATTGTTACCCGGATCAATCGACATGGTTTGCCCAGCCGACACTACACTGTTAATGGTAAATGCCCCGTTCTTCCAGATCGGAGGGCGGGTATTGTCGTATGTCACCGAAGGCAACGCCGCATCGGTCTTGCTAAGGAACATTCCCATAAACCGGAAGCTGATCCTGGCGGGACCACCCGATGTAAGGGTAAGTGGGCAAGTACCGCGACACCCAACGAACTTATACAACACCCCGTCATTGTAAACATAGATTGTCGCTGAGTCCACGCTAGACGAGGCGGGAGTATACCTGACACAAAGCGGAAGGGCGTACTGCGTAGTAGCCACCAACGGCAAACTAGCGGTGTCGGTGAGGCTCGCAACCTTACCTGCGGTATAGTTATAGATAAAGCTCGTGCCCGTATATGCTCCGGTAAAAGTGATCGGCCTACCACGATACAAATCCGCCGTAGCCACAGCAGTTGTACCAAGTGTGGCAGTTGTTGTTGTGCCACCAGCCGCCAAAGCTTCCGATGGAATTGCTGTCGGGATTGATTCGGAGAAGCCGCACGCCTTCAGGATCTTACTCCATTCCGGAGCAACTCCGGGAGTCGTACTACCCTTCAGATAACAATCGAACTCGATACTAACAGAGGTGCCGCCGACGATCGGATCGAATGAATCCAACGACGGGGTAACCTCGGTGGTATCAATGATATTGGGGTTGAATGTTATCCGGAGCGGTTGCTCAACCAAAACCCCATCGGTAGCCGGCGAAGGGTTTTGGTCGATACCCTCTTGAGCGGACCCAACTTCCATCTTAAACAGCACCGCTGCACGGCGCGTCAACAACGTAGGCATTTACTCACTCCCCTCTGTGTGGCGCGCCACGCACCAACTTACGCTACAACCACAGCATTAGACGGCGGCGCGGTGGCAGATCCAACAGCATTGGTTGCAGTCACCACGCAAGTAATCGACTTCCCGGAATCAGATCCCGCAACCATGTAAGAAGCGGTTCCTGAACCTACCGGGCTACTATCGCTTTGCCATTGGTATGTGTAGCTAGTAGGCTCACCGTTCCAATTGCCCATTGTACAATTCAACGTTTGACCAACCGACGCCGATGAAAGCCCATCCGGCCCCGATACCGCTGGAGTATCGACCACGGTTGGTGCTACCGGATCTACCACCTCCGGGGGTGGACCGCCATCTATCACAGCATCAGGATGAAGCTCCCAGGCATCCCCCGCCTCATTCATGATATAAGTCTGTGCATGCCACGTTGTGACGGTTACGCGCGCGGGTATCTCTTCTTCACCCTCACGAGGTTGAATGGTTTCCTGGCGAGCCTGGGCTTCCCGAGACTGTTGCTGCTGGCGGCTTACATCTTCCCGAGATCTCATCGGCCTACGATCAGACATTTTACTCTCCTGTGTTTAAGACATCCCATCGAGACTGGAAATCGAACTCGATGTGCGGAACAACATCTGATGCCAAAGCCGCGAACGATCAAACCCGACATGATCATCCCGCACGAACACCAGAGAGTTATGGGTGCCGTTATCGATCCACCCCAACAAGGCTTCCAGCACCTCTTCATATACCGGGGCAAGATTGTCTTCTGCTGGTTGCCCGGTTGTACTCACGCTATTGTCGATAGCGAGAACGATCGCGAATTCTTCAGTGAGCATCTGGACAACCTCGCCAAGCGTATCGGCATCCGACGCTTCTCCA